TACGTCAAAAACAAAAGTTAATCTGTCTACGTCACCAATGTTTAGTGCTTTATGATATTTTTTATTATTAAACCAAAAGAAAGTCCCAGGCTCAATAATGTGCATTTCTGCATCTGGATCATCAGGTGTATCACCAACCCAATATTTGTATATGCCCTGCAAAGACAAATGATACCTATCTCTTGAGTGATAATATGTCCCATCGTCTATATGCCAACCCACAGTATCCCCTGGCCTCAATCTAAAAAATGCAGCCCGTGAGTGATTGTGAAGTTTATAACTTTTCAGAAACCTTCTTATCTGTGTATACTTTGACCATAGTGGAGTCTTCTGTTGAAGTTCAGTATTTTTAGGATTACCAAAACCACCACGATCAGTATCATTAACTACGGCCATCATCAAAGGTAAAAAACCATATGGTTGTAGATCACCGGCAGCACCTTTAATTTTACCAGCAACACCCCAATCATTAGGATTATCTAACACTTGTTGAACGATATTTTTTACGTCCACATTGCGTTCAATAAACCTAAAATTACTCAACTGGCCCACCTTTTTGTCCACTTTCCCAACGATAGAATATGTGATTACCTATTCTTGTCGTTCTCGTTTTAACCTTTGCCCATGCTGGTTTTACGTAGTCAGCATGGTAATGAGTTGCTCCATCTGTTATATCTATGAAGTTAATAGTATTATATACTATAGATTTAGAAATTGTCAATAACCTTTGATAAGTTTTTTTATCTTTTGGCTCGTCACTTTTACCATCACAATACCAAGAGAACTGGCAACGATGACGAACAGGATAAAACTCAGCATCATTTGGATCAGGAGTTTGTCGAGTTTTCCAACTTTCTCTTGTTGGGCCCTGATACACAACTTCACATATCGTATCTGGAAATCTTTTGTCTCTCACTCTATTTAGAACTACAGAAGATACACCAAGAAGTCCAGCACTACCTTGTCCTCTTGCTTCGTGATACATATTAAGTGCAAGACACTCAACAGATTTACTCTTGTCTTGTGGTTCTACAGCAAAAGCAGGGCTAAGAAATATTAGCCCAGCCATAATTAGTTCAGTAGGGTTCATTTTAGAATGCTACTAACGCAGCATAACCCATTCCAAAAATAAGAACAATACCAAGTATGTCACCAATCATTTTCATGTTAGGCTCCTGTCCAACGAATTTCATAACCACCGTCAAAGACGTTTCCACGAGCAAAGTTCCTAGCAGGAGCTTTCCAACCAGCAGGTTTTAGAATGTCACCTTTTTTGAACTTTTTGTCGTTATCAACTGCAACTATAAATCCAAGCACACTATTGTTTGCAGAAATCTTGACGTATTTGTTATTGTACTCAACAGTGAAACTATCAGCATATTCATCCCACATTCTTAGAGCAATATTGCGAGCATCTTTTGAGTCGTTTCGGCAATCAATCCAATCACCGTAGTCGGCAATCATTGCCCTTTTGATGGCTTCAACACCTTCAATGATATTCTTGGTTTTTTCTTTCACATAAACAGTCATTATACTAACTCCAAAGCACGTTTCAACAACAACATTGCACCATCATCGGTTTCAAAACCTTCCTCTGATGCAAAATCCATAGAAGAACTACCCATAATGGTATCTTCAATTCCACAAGTTTTCAAGGTGTATGCAACACCTTTTGCAGTCTTCGACCAACCTTTGAGGTTTCCAACTCCGGCATACATCCTAATTCCACCGTTATAAGCATCTACATAATTAATCATAATTTTCTCTCTCTCTCTTGATTATATTATTAGTATACAGGACAAAAGAGAGTTTGTCAAGAAAAAAATGCACTTTTTTTGAAAAAAATTAAGCTGATGCCATACGAGCTTTTTGAGGATATCCATCAACTTTCATGTAGTTTTCATTCCAATCAAATGCTTCTTTGACTACATTATCAGAAAGGCCCTTGAATTTACGATGCAAAATCTTGTCTTTTGCAGCAACAAGCACCTCAGCATCTGTCTCATGCAAGCCCTCTAGTAACTGAACAAACATAGTTTCACGTTTATTCTGGTTCAAGTCTGCATTACCACCTTCTAGAAAATGAAATAACTTTCGTGCTTCACCGTGAAGATTAGTATGTTCTGTACCCTCTGGTGCTGCATTTTTCTCATAAGGAACATCACCCTCTGGTAGTAACCACACAATTTTAGGATCAAAAGATGATTTAATCACCATGCGTAGTGCATCTGAATCATATTGTTTTAGAAAAGCAACCTTTTCCTTTTTCGTTTTAACCTTAGAAACCTTATCTAAGATTTCAGATATTAGTAAGTCCATGTCAAAATTCTCCTATGGATTCTGTGAGATTCTTTAATCTCTTCTTTGTAAAATAATTTAGTAGTTTGCTACGATCACCATCTGGGGCCTCTTGATATGCCCTTAAACATGACATGAAGATTTCCTCTGGTGCTTTAGACAAATCTATCAACTGTTGATTTCTCTGAAAATTACGTTTTACTTCACCATCTGGTATGGCCATCTCCACAGGCATTAGAACCTCACCTGTCCATTCTGCAATTTTCTTTTTACCTAAAGGTTTTTGTCGTAACCCATCAACAAATGTATTGTCTGGTGATAATACATTTGGAATTCCATCACTTGTGTCACCTTTGAGAATGTGTTCATCTAAGTATTGATATGGATCATGCCCGCTAATCATTTTCTTCGTGATAGGACTGTATTGTGATACATTGGTAAATCTGTGTAACTGAATAAAGTCTTTGTCACCAGAAAGAATTAATGTCTTTCCATTATCATATTCAAGCTCAAGACACAATGCAGCAATTACATCGTCTGCCTCTGCACCATAAACCTCAATATGCTTGTAGGGGAAATAGTCTTTTAGTTCCTGTTTAATCTCATTGAGACAACCGAATATTGCATCCCAATCCAAATTAGAACTTTCTCTACTTTTTTTACGACCAGCCTTATAGTTTGGAAAATGGTCACGCCTCCAGTAATGACGAGAATCGAAACAGAGAACAAGTTCTCCAAATTCTTCTTTAAATTTACTACGATACATTCTCAAGGAATTAAGTATCATATGACGCACCATTGCCTCATCTGGTTTGGTGGTCTTATTCATATTCAGATGCATCATCATACTGGCTAATGATATCTGACTCATATCAACTAAAATCATGCTGGGTCTTTTTCATCCTCGACATTTTTCACAGACTCTAACATCTGGTTTAATAATTGGTAGTCAATGGAAAATGTTCTTTCGTTGTTTATATTCATTGATTTAATCACTATAGCTTCAACCATGTCTTGAAACGGATGTTCCAATTTAACATTTGTATAAACTATCGACTTTATAAGTTCTGATAGAAATACCACGTATTCAATGTGTTCATCATCAGGGTCTTCTGGAGCCATGCCACATTCTGCTAGAGTGCGTAAAACAGAAACCATGCAATCACTTGAAATCTGATCGCAGTCTGCAAGTAATTGTGCTTTCTCTAACTCTTTCTCAGTTTGGTCAATCTTTTTCCAAGGCCCAGTGATAATATCTGCTGTCATTTTTTACTCTTTCTTTTTTTCTTTTTTGGTAGTTCTATAATGTTGTTATCCTCATTATACATCTCTTTTGTATATGTTCCAATGTCAGGATACCATACTCCTACACTACGTTTCGGTGTTCCATCTGAATAGTATGCCATAGCAATACACCTTCTACCAGTTTTGTGTTCCATATACTCACCATAGAAATCATCTACATAGTCACCATCACGTAGATATTTAACAAGATTACGAACATACCCTTCGTGAGTACACTGTCTTGAGTATGCACCTTTCACACCTTGTTTGACTGATTTTCTTTCAGATGCAGCAAGTTCTTTTTGTGTTTTAATCCACTTTTTAACTTTATTTGGGTGAGCAGGATGATCCTCTGGCAGATCACGTAAAGATACATGAATACCAGATTGTCCATAATCTGGATTTTTTGCAGCCCTTGCCTCTCTTGCTTTTTCAAGACGAGCAGCTGCAGCTTGTTTCTGCTCCTCAGTCATAGGTTTACGTCTTTTACGAATCTTCTTTTTAGGTTCAACCCAACCACTATTATCAG